TCTGGATGCGAGCCGATGCAAATCGGAAGGCAGCCAATACCGCTGCCGATGGGAAGAGGAGCCCGGGTCGGCCAGCAAGCGGGAAAGCCAGCGCCTGGCCCAGCTCCTGGCGGGCATCGACGCCCTCGGCGTGCCGGCCCAGGGCGATAAGCTGGTGCGAGCCAAGGCTCTTTCCAGCCAATCCGAATCGGGCAATGTCCACCTGGTAGCCGGCGATTGGAACGAGCGCTGGCTGGAGCACATGCACGCTCAACCCGAATGGCCGCACGATGACATCATGGATGGATCTTCCGGAGCCTATAACGAGCTGGTTCTGGGCGGAGGTCTGAATGTCTTTTAGAGATCGGGTCGCTATTATCGGATTTATATCATTCCTTACCGGGATTGGCTTATGGCTTGGACTGGCAGCCACATTAATTGTGTTCGGCGTTTCCCTGATGGCCGGGGCGACCTGGGTCGAATGGAACGAAGGGCGGAAAAATGAACTTACTTAAAAGCTTCCTGCCTCCGCAGCGCAAATTCACCCCGGCCTCTGACATTAACTGGGGAAGGATTGAAACGCTCGTGCATGGACCCGGCGCAAGCCAATCTTCTTCTTCGGCGGGCGATACCAACTCGGCGGTTTTCGCCTGCCTCATGGCGATCTCCACCGCCTTTCCAGAGCCCCCTCTCATGGTTTACAAGATGCGCCTGGATGGCAACGTCAAGCAATTCGACGGCCCGCTCCAGGATTTGCTCAATATGCCCACCCCCAACGGCGAGATGACCATGGATGAAATGCTGTTCTGGACCGCCTGGGCGAAGCACACCGATGGGAACGCGTACTGGATGAAAGTGCGCAGCGGGAATGCGGAGACCGGGAACGTAGTCGAGCTGTGGCCGGTATCCCCCACGTTGATGACCCCGGTCAGCGAAGGCAATGACTGGATCTCATTCTACAAATACCAGGATAAGCCCAACCATTTCGTTCCCGTTCCCCTGGCGAATGTGATCCATTTCCGCCTGGGGGTCGATGATAAGGATAAGCGCTTAGGGCTGGCGCCCTTGAAAGCGCTCGTGCGGCAGATATCTACCGATGAGGAAGCGGATAAATTCGTAGATGCTTTATTGAAAAACTATGCCGTGCCAGGGCTGGTGGTCATCCCAGAAGGTGGAACCGTTATGACCGAGGAGGATGCCCTCAGCCTGACCGAACGGATGAGACGGAAATTCGGCACTGAAGGGCGCGGCAATATCGCCGTGATGAGCAAGGAATCCAGGATCGAGCAGTTTGGTTTCACCCCGGAGGAACTGAACCTGACAGTATTGCATCGGGTTCCGGAGGAGCGCATCTCCGCCGTGATGGGTGTGCCGGCCATCGTGGCCGGGCTGGGCGCCGGGCTGGAAAGGGCCACTCTGGCGAACGCGCGGGAGCTGGGGGAATGGTTCACGGAACGGAAGCTGGTCCCCCAATGGCGCGCCGATGCCCGAAAGCTGAACATCGCCCTGAAACCGGACTTCTACGATAACCCCCGCATAACGATCGATTTCGATACGACCAACGTGCGGGCCTTGCAAGAGGACGAGGACGCGAAATACAAGCGGCTGCAGATTGCGGTAGGCAAGCCCTGGGTCACCAGGAATGAAGCGCGCAGCGATACCGGCCTCGACCCGATCGAAGGCTGGGACGAGGAGGATATCGCCCCTCCACCTCCTCCAGAGCCCAATCCAATGCCAGGCGACGAGGATAATTCATCAACGGACGAAACCCAGGAAGAGAACGCCGACGATCAGCCCGATGCGGGCACAGGCGCTGCCGGCGCTAAAACCTACCGGACATTCGACGTGCCATTCGGTGGAGAGGAACACAAGGCTTTATTCGAAAAGTTCGTCAAGCGCACCGATCCCCACGAGAAGAAATTTGCCGCGATGGTGCGGAAATTGATGGAGCAGCAGGCGAAAGACATTGTAGCCGGGTTGAAATCCATGAATTCACCCTCTATCAAGATGCTCTATAAATCGGCGGACAATCCCTTCAACAAGAAGGAATGGGTAGGGAAATTCAAGAAGGCTGCCGGCCCCTTCCTGCGAGCAATCATCAAGGATGCCGGCACCGAGGCGATGGCGGAGTTATCTCTCCGCTTGCGCTTCGATGTGTTCGACCCGAGCGTAATCAAATTTCTCGAAGCCCGCGCTCAACGCTTCGCCGTCTCTGTAAACGATACTACCTGGGAGTTACTGAAAAAGTCACTGGCCAATGGCATAGAGGCGGGGGAGAGCATCCCGGAGCTTGCCGATCGGGTGCTCAAAGAGATGGGAGACCGGATTCGGTCATCCCCGGAAACGATAGCACGCACAGAAGTGATCGGCGCTTCGAACGGGGGCACGATGCTATCGTGGGACCAGACGGACGTCGTCAAAGGCAAGACCTGGCTCTCCGCTCTGGATCCGCCTCGTGTTCGCCCAGCGCATGAGCAGGCCCACGGCCAAACAGTCGCTCTGGATGAGGATTTCGAGGTCGGCGGCGAATCCCTCCCCTACCCTGGCGCAGACGAGGGCAGCGCAGAGAACGTCATCAACTGTCGCTGCACGATGACGGCGGTGCTGAAATGATCCGCTCCCCGCGCGTGCTGACCCTGATCGGCGACATGGATGGCTGCGCCCTGTGGCGCTGTCTGAACCCGATTGCCGAGCTCCAGCGCCAGGGTTATCAGGGCATCGATTGGGGTGCGAAGGACGACGACCGGCTGGCGAAGATATTCCATACTTACGATGCGGTGATCCTGCCGCGCCTGCATTGGCCGGCCGAAGAGCAGGAGAACGCAGCCAAATGGTTCTTTACTTTGCGCATGGCCGGGCTGAAGGTCATCTACGAGCTGGATGACGACCTGTTATCGGATTATTTCGTCCATCGCCTGGTGGAGCTGCACGGCCAGGGTGAGAGCTTCGCCAGCAACCGGCGCAATTCCATCATTCACACCATCAAGAAATGCGACGGGGTGACCGTTTCCAGCCAGCGCCTGGCGACCCTGCTGCGCCAATACGTGGATATCCCCATCGTGGTCATCCCCAACTATATCGATATCCGCTGGTTTCGCAAGGTGATCAAAGCGGGCGAGCGGAAGATACCCGGGATGACCATTGGCTGGGCTGGCGGCATCCGGCCGGATTCAGACGTGCTCGAGATGGCGGAGGCCTGGGCCAGGATTGCGCAGCGTTTCCCGGACGTGAAATTCGTGGTGCAGGGCCATCACGCCTCGGCCATTTATGAGCGGGTGCCGGTCAACCGCATCGTTCCCCTGGACTGGATGCCCATCGATTATTACCCCATGGGTCTGATCAATATCGATATCGGCTGCTGCCCCCTGGCGGATAATCCCTTCAATCGCTGCAAGACGCCCATCAAGGCTATGGAATATGCCGTCGCCGGCGCTGCGGTGGTAGGCTCGCCTACCCTGTATTCCCAGATCATCGACGATGGGATCAATGGCTATATTGCCCGGACCGCTGACGAATGGGAAAGCGCATTGGCCGAGCTGGTGTCCAACTACGAGAAACGGCGTGCCATGCACCGCGCCCTGTTTGCGAAAGTGAAGAAATACCATTCCCTGGAAGCCAATGCCTGGCGTTGGGTGCAGGCCTGGACGCAACTGATCGGCGAAGATGTCCTGGCCGTCCATCCTGGCATTTTGCTGCCGAAGCCGAATGCTCGCATCATGGCGGACTATTGGAGAAATTGAAGCGAAAGAGAGCGAAAAATGCAATACTCAATCCCCCTAAAAATCTCAGAGTTGAAATCGGTCGGCGACGACTGGATGGTCGAAGGTTATGCCTCCACGTTCGATAATGTTGACCTGGGCCGGGATATGGTCATGCCCGGCGCATTCAAGGAAACCCTGGCGGAGATGAAAGTCCGATTCCTTTTCTCCCACGATCCGCGCCTGGTGCTGGGCACACCGAAGGTTTTGAAGGAAGACAAAACCGGGTTGTTCGGCTCGCTGAAAATATCAAAAACCCAGCTTGGCAGCGATACCCACACGCTGCTGCTAGATGAAGCTATCGACAGTTTTTCCATCGGATACGATTCGCAAGATTATGAATTCGCCGATATGGACGGGATCCAGATACGAAAGCTCAAGAAAATCAAGCTGTATGAAATCTCTCTCGTCCCGATCCCGCTGAACTCTGAAGCGGTGGTGACGGGGGTAAAAATGTATCTGTCCCTGGCCGACCAGGTGCGGGAGGCCGGGCTGATGCTGACGAATGTTTTAAATGACCTGCGGGCCCTCGATGAAAACGAGCGCCCGTTGTCAGAAACGAAGCGGATTGAATTGGCTGCGCTCCTGGAGACGTTCTCCGGGATGGACGCTGTGCGTTCCTCACTGCAATCCATCCTGAATTCCGCTTCCCAATCAAGGCTGGTGACCCCCCGGTTGCTGGCCCATAACCTGGCAGACGCCCGAAAGCGTCTTGCCACAATTCTCCAGGAGTAATCTCATGGCAATGACTGTTGCTGAAGCCCGGTCGGAAATTAAGAACCTTTTCAACCAGGCCGACCTGATCGAAAAGAAATACCCCGACGGGTTGATCGCCAACCCCGAGGACGAAAAGGAAGTCAAAAGGCTGTTGACCGAAATCGACGGCCTGGAGACCAAATTATCCGCCCTGGAAGATACGGAAGCGCGCCGCTCTCGTATCCTGGGAGGGCTGGATAAATACACAAAACCGGCGCCGGATGCCTTGCGTCCTGATGCCGGAGCGCAGGAACGCAAAGATGCGCAGATCCTCTCCCCGGGAGACCAGTTCATCGGCTCCCGCGAATATCGCCAGCTGAATTTGAACGGCGCATTCAAGAGCTCCCTGGGCCGAGTAGAATTTGCCATCAGCTTCAAGGACGGGACCTCGCTCATCCTCTGGAACAAGCGCCTGCGCTATGAGGAAAAGACCCTGCTGCGCGGCGGGTCCGAAACTTCGGGCGGCGGATTCGTGGTCAATGACCGCCAGCCGGGATATATCGATATCCTGCAGCGGGAAATCACCGTGATGGATCTGATCCCGCGCATCACAACCTCCAGCGATACGGTCGAGTACGTGCAGGAAACCACGTTCACCAATGCTGCCGCATTCGTGGCAGAGGCGACCGGCACGACCGGCACGACCGGCACGAAACCGGAAAGCGCCCTGGCCTACGCGGTCTCGACCGCAACCGTGCGCACCCTGGCGCACTGGATCCCGGTCACAAACCGGATGCTCGACGACGCCCCGGCCATCCGCGGTATCATCAACGGGCGCCTGCTGCTCGGTCTGGATTTGACTCTCGAATCGCAAGTCCTGACCGGGGCTGGGTCCGGTGAGGACTTGACCGGAATCCTGGCGACCGGCGGGATCAACATCCAGGGATTGGGCACCGATAACGTCCTGGATGCCATCTTCAAAGGCCGCACCCAGGTGCGCGTCAACGGCAAGGGACGCCCGAATGCCGTGATCCTGCATCCCAATGACTGGCAGGCCATCCGGCTGACCCGTGAGAACGCGGCTTCCGCTACGCTCGGCGGGTATCTGATGGGTCCGCCATCCGCCCTGGGCGCAGTCACGGTCTGGGGTATCCCTGTAACCGAATCCGAAGCCATCACCGAGAACACCGGGCTGGTGGGCGATTTCCAGCAGGGCTGCACCTTGTTCGACCGGGAGCAGTCCGCCGTGCGCGTCGGTACGATCGACGACCAGTTCGTCCGCAATATGCAGACGATACTGGCCGAGCTCCGGGCGGCATTCGTGGTTTGGCGCCCTGCCATGTTCACGAGGGTGACAGGTATCTAAACCGTGACGTTTCTATCGATCATCACCCGCACCTATAAACGACCGGTCGCCCTGGCAGCCTGCCTGGCCTCGCAGGAGGAGCAGACCTGCCGGGACTTCGAGCACGATCTGATCGTCGACGAGGTGGGGGTGGGGATCGAAGAGACATATCGCCTGATGTCCGTCAGGGATTGGCATGAAATAACCGGTGAGTACGTTTACTTTTTGGACGACGACAACGTACTCACCGGTCCGGACGTGGTTCAATCCATCCGGGATGTTACCAAGAATAGACCGGACATCATCGTGGCGCGGGCTATCCTGGGTAATTTGGGGTTGCTTCCGCCGCATCTGGGTATTCCGCTCATGCGCGGGCGCATCGATCTAGGATGCGTGGTCATGCGCCGGGATATCTTTCTCCAGGCGGCGCGCTGCTTCCAGCCCCGTTATGACGGTGATTTTGATTATATCGCCGGCGGAATTGCGGTCTCGAACAGCCTGGTCTGGCTGAATAAAATCATCATGCGCGCCCAACGGCGCAGTTTTGGAGAACCCGAATTATGAATACACCTGTGCCCGTTTTACAGAATGAAGATGAGCTCGAAAGAGTTTATCAGGTCTTTTTGGACCGAAAGCCGACGAAAACGCTGGAGATTGGGAGTATGTACGGGGGAACACTTTACCATTGGCTAAACGGCACGAAACCAGGTGGTCTGGTTGTCTCCGTTGATCTGATGATCCCCCAGTCAGACCCACGTTATCAGCAGGTAGCCGAATCGAGGCAGCTCTGGCAAGGCTGGGCGGAAGTTGCCAGGGTTGAATTAAGCCAAAATGATGGCGATTCTCATGACCCGTTACTGATTAACCTGGCGGAGCATTACGCCCCATATGATGTTATTTTTATCGACGGCGATCATTCTTTGCGTGGTGTCACAGCCGACTTTGAGAATTACTGGCCGATGGTGAAGCCAGGTGGCTTGATGATTTTCCACGACATATCCTGCCCGGACGTGAACGAATATCAGATTGGCTCAGGCACGTTCTGGCGTGAGCTGGTCTCTAAGGGGGTCTACGTCACTTCTTCTATCGAGAATACGCCTGCGGCCTGGGGCTTCGGGCTGATCTTCAAGCCTGAACCAATTAGCGAAAAGTTCGGGGCTGATGTAAAAGCTGTGGAAAGACGCACAAAGAAAGGAAAAAGCAAATGAACGTCAAGAGAAATATGGCAATGTCGGGAGAATTGAAGATACGAGTTCTGCGCGCACCGAAAGCCCCGTTATCCTGGCGGCTGAGTAATACCCTGCGCTTGAGCTTTATCCGGGGATGGATTTCCTATCATGCTGCGCTTTTATTTGGCCGGCTGTTCGGCTTCGCTACCATCACGTCGCGGCTGATGCTCCGTGTCCATAAAGCGGATGGCTCATGGATTGACTACGGAGTAGTCGGTTACCGGGTGGTAACTACGGTCGGGGTGAATGCAATTTCTACCTCTTTTCAAACCCCCGCCTCTCCCGGAAACTTCTTTTATCACGGCCTGGGAACAGGCTCGACCGCGGAGGCGGTCGGGGATACTGCGCTTGTGACGGAACTGACCACGCAGTACAACCCGGACAGCACGCGCGCAACCGGAACGCATGTAGCAGGCGGCTCTGCGAATATCTACCGCTCAGTCGGCACAAATACGGTCGATGCTTCGGCTACTGTCCAGGAACACGGCATACTCACCCAGGCGGCTACTGGCGGCGGCTCGCTTCTGGATAGAACGGTATTCGCCGGGGTTGCTCTGGCGTCCGGTGATGGCCTGCAATCCACCTATGAGATTACATTCAACGCCGGGAGCTAACTCATGGCACTATCACAATGGCTACCCCGCAGCCGTAGAGGAGGCGGCGAATACAACACAGGGAATTTTACCGTTCCGGCTGGGATAGACGTTTGTAATATTGTGTTGGATGTAAGCCCGGCCGACTTCGATAATCCTTCTCTGTCTGTTACTGTGTCTGTGGAAATATCGACGGAT